GGCCCGGTGCCTGACCGCCTGGAGCGAATCGCGGAATGAGCTGATCACCCACAGACTGGTACGGCTGCGCTCCAGGGTTGAGCGCCTGATCCGCCGCGAGCCGCGCATTCGGGTCCGCGTTGGGGTCCGCCACTGTCTGTGTTGCGTTGATTTTCTGCCCGGTCTGCCACGCTTCCAACGCCTGATTCGCACCGCCGTGCAAGAACTTCATCTGCGTTGCAGTGAACCGCGCCTGGGAAGGCGTGAACAGATTCTTGCCGCTGGCATCCTTCGCCTCGATCAAAGCGCCTTCGAGGTTGGTGCTCGCGTCCTGTTCCTCGCGCATCCGCTGCGCTGTCAGGAGTGCGTCTTCAGTCTGCGCAGAGCGGAGCCCGGCCATGGCCTGCCCCTGCATTACAGCCGCGTCGAGCGCCGGTCGATTGACCGGACGCCCTGCGGCTCCTGCGAGAAGATCGCCCAATGATGTACCGTCAGCCATTACTGCACCCAATCTGTTGCGAGGCTACCCAGCGAGCTGGGGTCGCCGCTGTACTTGGAGGATAGCAAAACTGGCGGGGCCTTCGCGATGTTCTTGCTGTAGCCGCTGCCAAAGTACCCTTCCGGGTTCATTGACATCTGGTTGCCAGCGCCGCCCAACAGATTGAAACCCAATGTGGCCCATGGGTTCGACTGCCCCGCAGCCTGCGCCCGCAGTTGATCCACAAAGTTCTGTCCATAGCTCTGCATACCCAACGTGTTGAGTCCGGTTCCGAGCGTCTGCGCGGCAAGGCCCTCGTTCTGGCGCATCCGCGTGGCCGCGTCGATCTGGCCCATTTCCCCGGCATACGTGTTGCCGAAGTCCTGAACCTCTTTCTGGCTGTTCGCGATCCCACTGGCGTATCGCGCGTTGCCGCCTGTGACTGTAGGCAACGCAGACGTTGGTTGATCGAACGTCTGCGTTGCCCCTGTGGTCGGACTTTGAGTGGAGCCCGCCGCATTTTTCCGAAGCTGCGCAACATAGTCGCCCGTTGACTTCGCCGCGAGCTGCGACGGAGTGTCCGAACCAACCTGTTTGGTCAGCGCATTTACCTGAGCATTCGCCTTCTGGCGGATGCCCTCCTGATTGTTGATCGCCTGAACCTCAGCAGTGTTCTGCCGGTTCTGCGCCTGTGTTTGGTTCACATACTGCCCGCCAGCGCTCAGCGCCGTCAGAGCTGCAGGAACCCAAAATGCCTCAGTACCCATGAGTTACACCTTCTTCGGGCCGGGCGCGTTGGTCGCGGCCGACTTCGTGGACGGCTTCAACGGGCGCTGCTTGAACATCGCGATTGCTCCAGCGATGTCCTTCTGCGCTCCAGCACCCGCACGTCCAGCGGCAAAGCCGCCCGCGCCGCCAGCGCGTGCCTGCAGATTCTGGCCGCTGCCGGTGAACATCTTTGGGCCGTGTGCGCCCTTCATGAATGAAGTACCCATTACCACACCTGTCGCTGTTGGGCCTGTGGCACCGCGTTACGAGCAGCCGTCACATATGCGCTGGTGGCTGGCATGTTGCTGCTGTAGCCGATGTTGGTCCCAGGAGCCCCTTTGTCTACCAGCGGCCCCACGATGCCCGGTGAAATGTTGCCCTGACTACCCGCGAAGTGCTGCCAGCCATTACCGACCGTGGGCATCTGGAACGGCTTCCATCCGGCATTGGAGCCAACGCCCCCAGGCTGGTATCCGGCCTGTGACGCCTGCAGAGTCGGCGCGACGCCAGCATACGGCCCGGCGTTGTCCGCCGACTTGCCCGCCGCCGCGCTCGTTTGCGACTGCATGTACTTCCCAGCGCCGGGGAGGTGCAACGCCTGTGCCAGCGGGTCGAAACTCGCCAGCTTGCTGAAAAATGTGTTGCTACCCATGACTTACCACCCCGAATTGCCGTAGAGGCTGCCGACCGGTGCCTGCTGCGCCTTGCGGTTGGCGGCTGCGGTCTGCTCATTCTGCCAGATTTGCCCGGTTCCTGCGAACAGGTTGCCCAGCGAGTTGGCGTTACCGTAGTTTTTGGCTGCATCCAGCGAGGCGCTGTTCGCCGTCGCTATCTGCTGAGGGATCGTGCCGGTGAAGTTGCCCTGCTGCGCCAGCCCGATCAACTGGTTCTTGGACTGGATGTCGCTTTGCTCCAGCGACGCCTTGCCTGCCTGTGCCTGCTGAGACGCCTGCAGCAACGCTTTGCTGTAGTCCTTCCCAAGCTGCGTGTTGGAATCCGTGGCAACGCTTCCACCAGTCTGGCCTGACCGCGCCATCGCGAATTTCAGGTTGCGGGCATTGATTGCCTGCTGGTCATTGACCTGACCGGTGTAATAGTTGTTGAGATTCTGGCCGTAGGTGTCGTACTGCTGCTGACGCTGCGGCGAGCTGTAGGCAGAGTTGATCTGCTGTACAGACTGTTGGATCTGCTGCTGTTGCTGTGCGTTGGCCGCATTCGCAGCATCAGCAGCCTTGTTGCCAGTTCCCATTAGTGCTTCACCCGAGCAAACGAAATCGCATCCGCGCCGTTGGCGCAGTACCCATGGTGGAGCCCTTCTTTGTTGTACCCAAGGATCTTATACCATTTCAGTATCTCAGGGCGACTCTCCAGCCTTTGGGCCGGGGCGATGCACTCCAGGCGGTGCGCCTGATCTGATACCAGCATGGCGTCCATGATACGCCGACAGACTCGCGTCACGTAGAACCAGTGCTCCCAGGCTTCCGGGGTTGTGAGCATGAAGTCCCGCCACACCCCCGGCCGCTGAGGGGCGAATCCGCCCACTGCGATTGGCGTTGAATCCCCAGCATCAAACGCCTCTTGGCTCTCCGCCGTCTTGATGACCCACTTTGGCCCAGGAACCATAAAGTTGCCCACAGCCGCGCCATCGACATCGTACTTCTCCCCTGTGAGCAGTTCGATCTGCTCACGCTCGTCATCCGGCAGCTTTGCAGCCACCCGGATGAAGTCGCCAAGGAACGGATTGTTGAATACTTGTATCATCCTGTTGCTCCACCACCGGCTTGGTCGGTGAGATAGAAGTTGGCCGCTTCCCATTCCCAGGAAGGGCTGTTGGGGGCATTCACGCTGGGCTGGTTGCTATTGAACGACAGGATCAGCGAGTAGCTCGGCGCGTTTATCGGAATTGGCAGCGGCTCGCCCGGCACCGTGTCCACAGGGTTCACCGTGTAAGGCGCAGTCACATTCAGTGAAGTAGCGAACCCCGGATTGTCAGAGAACGTCGTCACATCCTGCTGTTGGAATGCAACCTGAATGGTGGCCGTGCCGTAACCAGTCAGATCGACACCGACGAGGAACTTGTTGATGCCGTAGCTGCCAGCGTCGAGGTATGGCCACTGTATAGTGGAGGTGAATGCCGTGTTGGCTCCGCCTGCATCGTCCACCAGCGTCTCGTAGTCGAACGCCCACACGAGGTTGCCCGCTGTACGCAGCAGAAGCGTGCCGCCGTTGAGCGTCCAGTCCGTGATGACATCAGGGAACAGGTAGCGGCTCCACGTCTTCTGGTTGGTGCCGTTCATGGTCAACACGAATGCCTGCGCCCCGAAGAACAGCCAATACTGGCCGCGTCCAGGGTAGTATAGCGAAATCGGGTTCGGCCACAGGCCGTTCACGATCTGCTGCTTCACCATCGGGTCTACCGGCTGGCCAGTGTTGCCGATCTGCAGGTTTGCCGTCGCTCCCACCGTACCAATGTTGCGAACGCCAACTTCGGTGAGCCCGATAAGGTCGTTTGCAACACTCTGCCAGCTCTGCGTGTAGATAGAGCCAATAGGCTCAGCATCCAACAGCGCCATGTTGGCGGGGTCTGGATCGATTTGCCACATCTGATACCCGCCAGCATTAAACGCCACGAGGTTAGAGCGGTAAAGTGCCAGAACAGATACCGGATTGTCTCCATAGTTGTTCAGTCCAGTTGGCAGATACCCTGCGTTGTTGGTTGTGGTCCAGTCAGTCGGGTCCACCGCTGCTGAGAACGGTACAATGTCCTTGTCCCCTGCGAACACATGCGACGCGCCGAGCGCAACCACCTTCGTCTGAGGGTTGTTGATATCGCTGATCTGCCGATTGATCGCCACCCAGGACATGCTGGTGTCAGTTACATGCGCGTCAGTCGAGGTGAACGAGCTGCCATCGTGCACGGAGTTGCCCAGCGTGGTTGGGAATGTCGGCTCCGTGGGGCCAGACTGCATGAGCGGGATGGCCTGCCATGTGATGATGGAGGTTCCAATCGCTTCCCAGGTAACGCCGCCGTCGATAACCGTGTGGCCCGCCACAGTAGGCCAGGATGGCTCAGTTGAACCAGATGTAGCCGGAGCGGACTGCACAGCTTCAAACAGGAAGTTGGACACAGCAGCCGCCGTCTCCAGATTCCACGTCACCAGATCGACAAAGCTGGGGTTCGGGTTGGTGCCAGTCGCAGACTTTATAGCAACACGGCAGTGCGCAGCGCCAGCGGGCGCATTGCCCGTCACGCTGACCGGCCGGTAGCCGCCGCCCTGCTGCCCGGCACTGACCGTGGAGCTTAGGAACGTGTCACTGGAGTCATACCAGTTCAACAGGATGTTCATAGTCATATCAGACCCGCTGTTGTTCGGGTTGAGATACGCGGATGCCGTGACGCTCTGTCCGACCGTCACCGTGCCGAAGTTGAACATCGTCGCCGTCTGAGTGTCGTGATTCAGCGCGAACTTCACGCAGAAGTTGCCCTGATACTGGCCGGTGTTGGAGAAGGTCACATCAGCGTTGCTGAGTGTCCAATTTCCATCGTTGCCAGCCTCGAAGTCGCCATTCGGAATGGCGTTGATGAAAGCGCCTTGCCCGGTGCTCGGCTGCACAACAGCGCCCGGCGCGTAGGTCGTGCCAGCCGCCCACACCGTCACAGTCTGCGCGGCAGCAACGCTGGGAGCGCTCGAAGCCGTTGTCTGGCCTGTCTGCCCCGCGATCACAGAACTATTGCCGTACCGGTCTGTGATGTTGCCGCCCAGCGGCTGCGCACCTGAACCAGTGCTGGGGTTGGTCGTACCGGCATCGCTGCTCGACGTGTCGAAGTCACCAAACTCTTGTAGCACCGCGCCCTTGACCGTGGGCCATGTTGGCTCCGTAGAGCCTGTGTGCGGCGCGCTGCCCA